ACTGGAACGCCGAACCCTTCGCCACGAGAGGCAGCAAGGTTGACATCCATTGCGCCCATAAGACCTGCCAGCACGAACGGCGGCAGACCTGCGTAGTAGGCCCACTGATCTGTCCAGACGATGCGGTTCTCTGGGATACCGCAAGCGCCAGCAAGTTGCACGAGATCCACGCCGCCTTGTGCGCCACGTTTCTCGGTGTGCATGTAGACGTAGACATCGTCATGACTGGCCATGAACTGGCCGAGCGCCAGCAAGTTCTCGCCCCATGCTTTGCGCATTGGTGCAATGCCTTTGTTGGCGGCGATCATTCCGACCACGAATGCGTCGTCGGGGATCTTGAGAAGTTGACGACCTGTCGCACCGTCAACGGTTGCGCCTGGTCGGAACACTTTGGTGTCGACGCCGTGTGGAATGTAGCGATGGTCGACGCCGGCAGCCTCAAGCATGCGTGCGCCGTACTTCGCCATCGCGATCGGCAGCACATTGTCTCGGCGGCACCATTCGAGAACGTCCGGCGGTGCGGGCGTGTGATCGATTGGCACCCATGAGGCGATGACCTTGATGTCATCAAGCTTGGCGTTCTTGAAGCACCAGGTGTCGAAGAGTGTGATCAGAGCGGTGGGTCGACCGGTCTGGTCTTGCGAGTACTTGAGGTGGGCGTCGAGGATGTCAGCCGAGTAGGGGTGGAAGCCGGTCGGGAGGACTTCGATCCCTTCCCACTCGGTGATAAAGCCTTGCGTGCCGTAGTTGTTGGAGAGGGTGATGGGTCGGCCGGTGGCTTTGATTTGGCTCGCGACTTGCGCGGTTTGGACGCCGTAGCCGGTGCCTGCTCCTGCGAAGTTTGAGTGCCAGCAGATTCCTGCACGAGTGTCGCCACTGACGCTTCGACTAGGTACTGCGCCAGGTATGGCGGCAGCTCGACCTCGCTGTTGCGTATGACGACCCACATGGCCGGTGCCTTTCTTCTTGCCCATGAGATGCTCCTAGCCCGTATGCCGTGTGTGTTGTCTGGTTGGCCGGTGGTGGCTCGCACGGGCAACGAGCCACCACCAACCAGACAAAGCCCGTAAGAAGTGAGGCGTCCGATTAGGACGCGCCACCTCGGAAACACTTGACTGCGTTTTGATCGACGACCGCGCCGTCTCCACGCCAGGTGACGCGGAAGGTGATGAGGTCGTTTACAAAGCCAACGCTGTCGTCGCGTGCAAAGTCGATACCGCGCACCTGACGGACGTAGTAGCCAGAAGCCATGTCACCGAAAATGACCGACTTTGCGCTGGTGCCGGTGGCAACAACGTCTGGGTTCTCGTTGACGACGTAGCCGAGCAGGGTGTCCGGCTGACCAGCCTGGAACGACGGCTGCCAGATGTAGCTGCCGTTGCTGTCCTTGATCTTGCGAACTGCAGCGACGGTGCTTGCGGCCATTTGGAACGAAGCGCCACGACGACGGTAGGCAGAGTTGACCGAGTAGACGAGGTCCACGAGGTTCTCATACGTCGGAACGCCAGCAACGCCGGTGCCGCCAGTGACGCCGGTGCCGGCTCCATTGACGATGCCGTTCGGCTGAACGGTTCCGGTGCCGACGGTGAGTCCAGCGTTGACCGCTGTTCCCATGCCAGTTGCAGCTTGGCGGGCGACAAAGTCAAGCAGGTTGATACCTGAGTCTTCGACAACCTCACGGCTGAGCTGGAACGTGGCGGCGTACTTGAATGCGCCGAGGGTGACGAACGCTGCGAAGGTCGGATCTGATTCCGTGATCGCTGTGCCTTCACCGATGATTGCTGGGCCGGTGTAGGTAGCGGTGCGTGGGATCTGAAGCGATTCGCCACCGTTCGTGGTGAGGATCGTGACGACGTTGCCGTCGAGCATCGGGCCCTGAACGACCAGGTGTTCGACGAGCGTGTCGTAGAACGAGGTCGGCACTGGTGCGCCGGTGCTGGACTTGGTGATGTCACGGGTATCGAACGAGAACGAACGACGCTCGCCAAGGGCGATTTCACGAATGATGTCGCTGTCGGTCTTCTCGGCAGGAGCAACGGCACGGGTGCCGAAGTCAGCCGGGACGCCGAGAGCGGCGCGTGATTCGTCGATTGCACGCTCGCGTGCTTCGATGTCGATGATGTTCTTGCGACGTGCATCGAATGCGTCGATGTCGTCGTTCATGCGGGTGAACTGCTCAGCCTCTTCGGCTGAGAGGTCACGGTTCTCGGACGCTGCGTGATCGAGAAGAGCCTTTGCTTCTTCCCAGGTACGCGCGCGCTGTTCCGAGAGGCGATTGACGAGTTCGTCAGTCATTGGTGCCTCCTGGGCGGTTGGGTTTGGTTAGTGAGTGCAGGTGGTGGTCGATCGGTGGTTGCGCATGGGGGGCGCTCCGGGCGATGGCTCCGAGCTGCAGATTCGATGCTCAGCGCTTGGCGTTGAGCTCGAGCATGCGACGAGCAAGATCGACTGGCAGACCGTCTTCGGTTGCGTCAACTGGCTCGGCGATTTCTTCGGTGCTGCGAACTTGCGCACCTTCTGTGGCGGGGTAGGCGGGGAAGCCTGTCACCACTGAGACTTCGTGCAGGATGATCTCGCGCAGTTCACGCGAGGTGCCATCTTCTGACCATGAGTCGCCGCCACGAGGCACCGAGAAACCGAAGCTCATCGAGTGCACATCGCCGCGCTGCATGAGGATTGAGAGGTCGCGTCCGTAGGTGGTGTCGGGCAGATCGGCTTCGACGTACAGACCACGCTCATCTTCGCTGAGCGACAACGTCGCCGAGCGTGTGCTTGCCAGCACCTGGTCGGTGTTGTGATTCAAGAACATGCGCTTCTCGCTGTCTGATTTGAGCGAGCGACGAAACGCACCAGGGGCGATGGTCTCAATGAAGGGCAGCGGCTCCGATGGCGAGTTGAACACTGCGGCATAGCCAGCGAACCGCATCGGCATCTCGGTGTCGGCTTCTACAGCTCGAAGCTGCAGGCCGTCGACCTCAACGGTGCGGAACTCGACATCGCGACCGCCGATGCGGCGATGCTCGATCTCTACGGCGGTGTAACGAACAGGGGTTTGTTCGGGCATGGTTTCATCCAGTTGCTCAGAGACAGGCCCCTGCGCCGTGTCTTGGTTCAGCTCTTCGGTCATTGCGATCTCCATTAGCGAATCGGTGGCTCAGCGTCTGTGCCGACTGGCGGTTGCGCTTCGCTTGTGCCTGCGACAATTGCGCCTGGCAAGACCATGACGAACTCGTCGCCGCCTGGGTAGGGCTCCTGGCCTTCACGCTCACGCGCTTCGTTCGGCGTCAAGATGCCCGACATGATTGCGCTCTGATAAGCACGGATTCGTTCGGTAGTGTTGGCACGAAGGAACGCTGAGGTGTCGAACTTGATCTCGCGAGGTGCAACCATGAGACCGCTCAGCGCGCGCTCGATGCGCACAAGCCACGGCAGCAACGTGTAAGTGACGAAGTGCATGCCAGCCGACTCGTTGTTCTGGTAGGTCTGTGAGTCGCCGCGTGCGCCGATCATGTAGTTCGGCACACGGAAGATGCGCGCGATGTCATTGATCGTCTGCTCACGAGACTCGGCAAGTTCCATGTCCTGGGCCGAGGCGGTGATTGGCTTCCACTTCATGCCGTTAGTGAGAACGGCTGGGCGACGCTTGCGGCGGTGTGAGGTTTCCCACGTTGCCTGCAGAACCTTCGCCTGGTCTGTGGTCATGTCGCCGTCGACCTCAAGCACCGACGAAGGCGTTGCGCCTTCGGAGTACCACTGATTCACGAAGCGTGCCTGAGCGAGTGCGAGGCCGATGGTGTTGCGCTGCATCTCGATCGGTGACAGACCTACCGCAGATTGCGGCGGTGTCCACCAGCGCAAGTGCAGCATGTTGTTGAGATCGATGACGATGCCGTTCGTTGTGTAGTACCGCTGGCGGTTGACGATGTTCACCTGCACGTTCGTGGGGTGCAGAGGTGTCAGCGTGAGCGGTGCGTTCGTGTTCACGTCTCGGTCGACGAAGATGTACGCGTTGCCGTGCAAGGCAAGCGAGGTCACGATCATGTGAATGAGTTCGTACTGCGTGTGCTCAGTCGAGCTGTCGATCCACTTAGGCAGCGGCACCGGCTCGGTGCGATCGCCAACGTGGCGGATGCCACGCATGGGCAGCGATGCGACAGAGTCGGCGATCAGCGACACACACGCCATGAGGGCAGTGACCTCGAGGGCGGTGGATTCGGTGATTGATTCGCCTGACCAGTTGGTCGTCGGCAGCCACACAGAGGTGCGCACGGGGTCAGGGTTCATCGCGCGTTTTGCAAAGAGACTCATCGGTTAGCCACCAAGAATGAAGCGCAGATCGCCAGCACGCCGGCGGCGATCAATGCGGCAGGGATTGAAAGCATCGCGACACCAGCCACGATGAGGGCAGCGCCGATGAGCTCGACG